ACGGAGCGCCGGGCCGTACCCCACCGGGAGGACAGGCGCGGCAGCCGCGTGGAGCGGATGTTCGGTGCCCGCGACACTTGGAAAAGCGGCGACCCGGACGCAGACCAAGGGCCGTACAGGGGCTTTTTGATTGTGCAGTGCGAGGAGTGCGGCGCGATCAAGGCGTTTTGTGCCAAGCATGAAACTTTCGGCTACAAGTGCAGCGAGTGCGGACACGAAACGCCGCTGGAAAAGCTGCGCCCGCTGTTTATGCACTGCAAGTGCGGCAAGAGTTTCAGCTACAAAACCAACCTGACCGCTGACCGGGTGACGCACACCTGCCTTGCCTGCAAAGCGCCGGTGGATTTGGAGCTGAACAGCAGAAAAACCGCCTATGTTACCGTGGGCGAAAGGAGATAAAGAAAATGGCAAAGATTCTGTGCAACTACTTTGGACTTAGCATGGCCGCCGAGGGTAAGAGCGAGTTTGTGGGCAGACAGGCCGCCGCCTTTTTGGGCTATGTGCAGCAGGACGCGGAGCGCTGCGCCGCAAATTGCGGCAGTGCCGAGGATTTGAGCGCCGCGCCGGAGGAGATCAAGCGGGAAATCCTGCGCAACGACGAGGAACTGCGCCGTAGGGAGCAGACCGCGCCGGGCGTGGAGCATGATGTGGTGGCGATCTACGACAACGCCGGTATTCCCTCCATCATGCACAGGTTCCGCCGCGTGACTAACAAGGAGCTTTTCGGCGGCAGCGACGCGGTACACCCGGCGTTCATCATCGGCGGCGAAGTGTACGACGAGATTTATATTTCTGTGTATGAAAACACCATGATTAACGGCAAGCCTTACAGCCTGCCATTGCAGGAGCCGGTCACAAATATCACGATGGAGGAGTTCGCACAGGCGTGTTTCTCCAAAGGCGAGGGCTGGCACTGCCTGACGGCGGCAGAGTGGGGCCTGCTGGCCGACACCAGTTTGAAGCTGGGCACCCTGCCCCACGGCAACACGAATTGTTCCCACTGGCACGGCGACGACAAGGAACGGGGCATTATCATTGAGGACAGCTACAAGACGCTGACCGGCAGCGGCCCAGCCATTTGGACGCACGACCACACGGACAGCGGCGTACATGATCTTTGCGGCAACATTTGGGAGTTTGCCCGTGGTGTGAGAATCCGCGACGGGGCGCTGTGGGCGGCGGAGAACAACGACGCGGCCCTGCCCGAAACGGATTTGACAGAGTGCGGCGACGGATGGAAACCGATCACAGATGCGGAGGGCCACCCGCTGTATGTTGCGGTTGAAGATAACAAGATCACCTTTAACACCTATCCGAGCATTCACCGTGACTACTGCGGCTGCGTGTGGGGGAATGTGCGGATGAACTGCGACAGTGAGCAGCTGCGGGCGCTGGCCCTGTTTGCCGGGGAGGAAAAGGCCGGGTGCTATGTGGACAGCACCGAGGGCGAATACATACTGATTCGCGGTGGCGGCTGGGGCAATGGCGGCTACGCCGGGGTGTTCAGTTCCAACCTGAACTACCCGCGCTCTAATGCCTACGGCAGCTTCGGGGGCCGTTCCGCTTATTTCAAGAAGCACTGAAACGCCGGACACTGAAACACTGACCGCCAAGCGATAGCGCGGCGGAGAAATGAGGGCACTATGGAAGTTTTGAAAGCTATTCTCGCTGCGCTGGTTGGCCTGCTGGTGATTTTTGCCTGCATTGCGTGGGCAATCGCCGCCGTGCTGGGGCCGCTGGCAATTATCAAGCTGTGTGCGCTGTGCCTGCTGGGCTGAAAGGAGCCGGGCTATGAAGTTGAGCAAGTTTGTGAAACGAGCCAAGAGCGAAAGTTACTGCGTGGTAATTCATGCGGACGACAGCGGTATTTGGCTGGGCACCCGTTTGGCGCTGTACAACGCCACGGAGTTGCCCTACATGGAGGGCAAGGAACAGGCAGGCGCGGTGCTGGACATTGACAGCAAGGCGTGGGAGAAGATGTTCTTTGACGAAAAATACACCGCACACGCCGGGGCGGACTTTGGCATGAACCTGACAGAAACAGACCCGACGGAGCAGGAGGCGCGGCGGGTGCCGCTGGAAATGTTCTACAAGGGTATGGGGCTGGTTGGCCTTATGTACGGCAATGGTGGGGAGCTGATTTTCTACGATTCCGCGCTGATCGCCCCCATTGCCGATGTGGTCAAGAACAGCGACTACATACAGACCGTTGTGCGCAAGACCGCTGGCGGTGCGCCGTATGTGGTTATCAAAGACGGGTTTGAAGTGCTGGCCGGGTTTGTGCCATTGAAGGTCATAACCAAGCAGTTCTTGGAGGATTTGAGCGAGTTTGAAAGCGCCTGCGTGAGCCAGTATATGCGGGAGCAGAAGCAGGCTTTGGACGCAGCAGACCCGGACAAGCAGGACGAGGACGCGGAGCAGATCGGAATGGAGGGCGCAGAAAGTGAAAACGAGTAGTGCGCCCGCCACCCTAAAGCCTATTCTATTCAACACAGAAATGGTGCGGGCAATCTTGGCAGGCGAAAAGACCTGCACCCGGAGAATTGCCAAGAGCGAGAAGCCGCCCTTTGTGGTGGGCGACATCCTGTATGTGCGGGAAACATGGTGTATTAACACCTTTGGAACGCACTACCGGGCGGACTGGCCGAACGGCGCTTGCCCGGAAATGGACTGCGACGACCAATGGCACCCGTCAATCCACATGGGCAAGGACATTGCGAGAATTTTTCTGCGAGTAAAAAGCGTCGAGCGCGGGCCGCTTAGAGGCATGGAGGTTGCGGACTTCCAAAAAGAGGGTGTAAAGCCACAAAACAGACCGGGCGGCTGTAAGTGTGCATGGGCACAAGAGGGCTGCATGGAAAGGCCGTGCGAAAACCGCGACGCCTATGAGTGGTGGCGCTACATGACCTCGTTTCGCAAACTGTGGGATAGCACACTACCGGCGGCCAGCGTTCGGACGCTGGGCTGGAAAGCAAACCCGGATGTGTGGGTGATCGAGTTTGAAAGAACCGAACGCCCGGCAGACATGAACCACGAAACAGAATAGGCGTTGCTGGCCGGGCGTGGAGCGGGGTTGCGCCCCGCCCGGCTGCTTGATTTTTTAGCCTTGCCGCGCTGCGGCGGGCTAAAAAAATACCGCCTTGGGCGGCTTGGGGCTGGTATATCAGCATTAAGTTAAGCACCACGGCAGAAATGCCGGGGAAAGGGGTCAAGGGGGAAACGAGGGCGGCGGGTACTGCCTGACCAACAGCAGGACGGAAAGAGAGCCGCCCGGTGTTTCCCCTTGCCTGCGGAGCAGAGTGTGGTATTCCAGCAAGAAGAAAATAATACAGGGGTGCGGGGGTGTAGCCCCCGCATGGGAAGTAACCACCTTGGGAGAGGGGCAAAAGCTGTGAAGTCGATCTATTACAGAGAGCAAAAGCACATCTGCGGCAAGAATTACGACACCGCCCCCTACATGGAGGTTGATCTATACCCTGTGACACCCAAGCAGCACAAGGCAAGCCACCGCGCCAAGCGCAAGGAGGCCAGCACCCTTGCACAGCAGACCTACAACGACAACAGGGCCAAGCGATACCATGTGCAGCTTGTCAATGCCAACTTCGGCAAGGGTGATTTTTCGTGGACAGGAACCTATGACGACGACCACCACCCGGAGCCGGGCGACACGGCCAAGGCTGACCGCGATTTGACGAACTACATAAAGCGCTTGTACCGTTGGTGCGATAAGAACGGCGTACAGCGCCCCAAGTGGGTTGCCGCCACAGAGTATTGCACCGTGCAGGAGGATGGCACAGCCTGCGGGCGGCACCACCACCACGCGATCATACAGCATACCGACGGCCTGACCCGTGATGTGCTGGAACAGCTATGGGCAGACAAGGCCGGGCAGATTGGCTTTACCCGCTGTGAATACTTGGATGTTGACCACGGCAACGTTGAAAGCCTTGTGCGGTATATCAGCAAGAACAAGCGGTGCGCCCGGAGCTGGCGGCAGAGCCGTGGCCTTGAAAAGCCGAAAACACCGCCGCCGAACGATACCAAGTGGAGCCGCAAGAAGCTGGACGAGGCAAGCACCCTGTACATCGACGATGTGGCGTACTGGGAGCGGAAATACCCCGGCTACACACTAAACCGGGTGGAAACGCGGGTAAGCAATGCCGGGTGGCGGCACACCACCGTGATTATGCGACGGGCGGAGTGTTGGCACGGCACACCGGGGCGCAAGGTTACGCCGAGAATGAACAGGTAAGAAAGGGGCACGGGTCTATGCTGTGCGTGAAAAAAGTTATCGTGATTTGCCGGGAGGTCAACAGTCAGACCGGGCAAATTGCCGTGTATGTGGTTCCGATGGAAATTGACGAACACACGGTTGTGCGTTTGAGCCTGCGGTCAATGTTCAACCCGGAATTACGCTATTTCTTCGCGTATGAAGATGTTTACCAAGAACAGAAACAGGAAATCACCGCCATGCTGAAACGCCGGAATATTACCAAGCAGGAAGTTGACAGCGTGTACGGGATTGCAGAAGTTGGGAGGCAATGACTATGGACAACAAGGAACGCTTTATTGAGATTTTCACATCGCAGATTCACAGGACGGGCGCGGCGGAACTGCTGGAATGGCTGGAAAGCACGGACTTTTTCGAGGCACCGGCCAGCACCCACTACCACGGCAGCTACACCGGCGGGCTGGTGGAACATAGCCTGAATGTGTACTATGAGCTGATCGGTGCGGGGCGGGTGCCGGGTGTGCCTACGGCGGAAACCTATGCCGTTGTGGCGCTGCTGCACGACATTTGCAAGGCGGATTTCTATGCCCAAAGCACCAAAAATCAGAAGAACAGCGACGGTGAGTGGGAAACTGTGCCCTGCTATACCGTGCGCGAAAAATTCCCGTTCGGTCACGGGGAGAAGTCTGCCTTTTTGGCGCAGCGCTTTATGCCGCTGACCGACGCCGAGGCGCTGGCTATCCGTTGGCACATGGGCGCGTATGACGACGCTGCCAAGGGCGGGAGCAAGGTGTTGTCCGCCGCTATGGCCGCAACGCCGCTTGTCTATGCACTCCATGCCGCCGATATGCGGGCCGAGCAGAAAGAGAACGCGCAGCAATGAACATGGAGTTGGACGACCTGCCCCCGCGCTACCGTGCGCAGGCAGAACAGCAGCTTGCCGCCCGGAAACGCCGCGCCGCTGACCCGCTGACCGAGGCGGTGAAGCAGGCCAAGGCAGCAGGCAGGGATTTTGATAGCCGGGGCGAGTATGAATTTTACACGGGAATCGTACTGCCAAAGATGGCGCGGGGCGAGATCGTTGAGTGTGAACAGCACCCCGCGTTCCCGCTGTTCCCGGCGGGTGAATACGGCACCATGAAACTGCGCCCCATACGCTACACGGCGGACTTTCGGCTGGAATATGCCGACGGCACCGTTGAGATCGTGGAGATCAAGAGCAAGTTTGTTCGGCGTATGCAGCGTGACTACCCTGTACGGCGGCGGGTGTTCTTGGAACAGATCGCCCGCCCGGCGGGGTGGAAATTTACCGAGATCATCACAGCAGAGGACAAAGACGACCTGAAACGCTGGCGAGAGCTGGCAAAGGAGGGCTGAACCCATGAAAAACCAAGAAAAGCGCCCGTGCCCGCTGTGTGAGCGGCACCAGCGCATGGAAACCACCAACGGTATGTTGTTTTGGGTGGAGTGGGGCGAGGACGGCAACCCGCGCCTATGCACCGATACCCTGCACGACGGCGGCGGGCTGAATGTGCTGTGCATTGATTTTTGCCCGCTTTGTGGGCGGGAAATGGAAAAACAGGAGGCTTTGGGATGAAAAGACGGCATACTACACCGCGTTATTACGCCCGGAACGCTGCCGTGCAGGCGCAGCGGCGCTTTTTGCGTACCGGCAAGACAGAGGCCGAACGGCTGGACGATCACCGGGAGGCAACGGCAAATGTGCTGGTGCTGTGCATTTTGGCGGCGATCTACGACAAATACGGAATTGGTGAAATGCGCTTGCAGCGCGTCGTGGACTGTGCCAACGAGATTTCGGCCAAGTATGCGTTGGAAAAGCAGGTGCGCGGCGAGGAACGAGCCAAAGCAACGCTGGTAGCTGCGGTGTGGTGGTTCATGCCGTCGTTTCTGCTGCCTGCGCTGTCTGCCCCCAAGACGGAGCGGGAGGCCGTGCAGTTGGCCGCCCGGCGCGAGGCGGCGGACACGGTTATGAAAATCTATGTGCAGGCTATGCACAAGGCGCTGGGCTTTGGCGCTGACCGCGTAGCTGTGGTGGCAGCCGAAACCGAGGGCAATTTCCGCCAGTTTGGAGAGTGTACCAAGGACGGCGAGTATTACGGGTACGCGGTGCTGGCGCGGAAAATCGGGCAGATCATTCACGACACGGTGGAGGTGGACACCAGCGGAGCAACGGAGCCAGTTTTCGGAAAGACGCTGTTCTGATTTACAGACAATGGAGGTGCTGGGTATGCGGAGCGAAACGGTAAAGCATATCGTCAAATATTACGGGGGAATCCCGGAGGCTATCAAGCTGCTTAAACGGGAGCGTGACGCGCTGGAAGATGAATACAACGGCTTGGGCGGCCTTGCTATGGACGGTATGCCGCATAGTTCGGCACCCGGCAACCCCACCGAGGCGCTGGCCGTGCGCGTGATCGAAAACGGCGTGAAAAACCGCTTGCAGGAAATCGGCGTACAGGTGGCGGTCTTAGAGGGCGACGCGGCCAACATCCGGGGCGCACTGGATGCGGTGAACGGTAAGTACAAGTCGGTCATAATCATGCGGCTGATTCGTGGGTACAGTTGGACAAAAATTTCCGGCAAGCTGGGTGTGCCGGACAGCACGGCGCGGAATTGGCACGGCAGAGCTGTGGAACGGCTGGGCGAGGTGCTGGAAGAAGTGCCGATGGTGGACGAATTGGCCGAGCGGGCCACGCGCGCGCGTACATAATATGCGCCGGGGAAAATCCCGTAAAATCGCCCCTGCCCCGGCGGGATTTTTTGCGTGTAAAAACCTCTCTTTTGGAGCGGGAAACACGGCGGGAAAACTGGCCGAAAAAGTGTTTTGGTCAAAAGATTTCACCCGGCGGGCGGAACATTTTCCACTGATCGGGAAAAGCCGCTGGAAAAACAATTTGCGAATAGGAGGAATAAGGCGTGAAAGCGGAGCGGGATTTTAAGCTGGTTTGCACCGGCGGGCCGTATGGCGACTGCTGCTGTTCGTATGCTGTGGAGCTGCGCGGAGAATGGACGGTACAGGAGCTTGTAAAAGCCGTTTTGGAAAGAAACCCATGCGAATGGGGCTTTTTCTACATCCAAAGGGCCTGGCAAAAGTGGTACGAGGCGCAGGTGAAGATTGAGTATCAATACGGAAACCTGAAAAGCACTGTGCCGGAGAAAATCGCCCGCAAGAAAATCAAGCGTGTACACAGCAACGGCGGGTGGTCGTTGATGGACTACTGGATAGAAACATAAAGGCCCGGCGGGTAGCCGGGTAAAGGAGGCGCGTTTTTGTGAAAAGGCTTGTAAGCCGGGTGCTTGCCCGGCGTGTTGTGGCAGAAGTTGAACAGATATGCGGCTTGAAAATGCCGTTGGAGAGTACAAGGCAGCTTGTGGAGCAACAGAACTGGCGAAAAATCGCGTATATTACGGCAGACTGTTTTGTGGTGCGCCCGCTGCGGCGCTGGCTGAAACGGAGGCATGAAAAGTGAAACTGTGTGACAGGTGCAGGGTGCCCGGTTGCCTGCTGGACTATGGCGGCAAGGCTTGCCAAGAGGCACGAAAGAAGTATTGCCCGGATGTGGTTTTTACCCATGCGGACAAAATTAGAGAAATGGACGACGAGGCGCTGGCATTTATCATCATGTGCCCGCGTGACGACGGCAATAAATGCAAAAACTGCGGCGATGTGATAACCTGCATAGCGTGCTGCTTGGATTGGCTGCGGGAATCGGCGGAGGGGTAAGCATGGCGCAGATCGTGACGGCGCAGTTTGTGGGGCAGACCTCTTGCGGGTTTGTTCGTGAGAAATACTATGAAATCGAGATCAGCGCCGGGCGGAGCGGGTGTTTGTGTGTGCGGGATGTGCAGGGGCAAGGCTTTTGCCCGTATTCCACGCTGGCCGCCCTGCGGAAAAACTGGAAGATCATCAACAACGAAAAAACGCCCGGCGGTGAACCGGGAAGAAATGAGGCAGGATATGAACGAGGATATTTTGACCCACGGTGAAACCATGAGCGAGGAGCAGCTTTTGGAGGGGTTGCGTAAAACCCCCGAACTGAAACGGCGCTTGGTCATGCGCGTGGCGGCGGATTTGCTGGAAAGCGAGGCGTTTTTGGAGGCGTACCCGCATTTGGAAACCGAGGAACAAATAAAAACGGCGCTTACCCGGCTCTTGCACAAAAACAGGGTAAGCACCGCTGATGGGCGGCGTATTGCCGCAGAACTGGCGGGAAGTTACGAGGGAATGTATTCCCATTCGGACAGATCGGAGGGGCCAGCGTCGGGGCATGAATCCCATTCGTCACAGCCTGTTACATGACAAAAAACATTGTCGGCTTCTGCCTGCGGCGTGTCGCAAGCCTCCCAAACTGTTTCGTTATGGCACAGGCCGAAAGTGCCGTCAGGCTGGCGCACGATCTTCAAAATGCCAACTGGTGAGCGATAAATCCACATAATAGCTAAACCTCCAAAATTGTTTTGTGCAATGCCTATAATACAGCGATTTTAGGCAAAAAACAACAGGAAAACACCCCCGGCGGGCCGTGTGGCCTTGGCTGGGGGTGTTGCTGTTTGCGCAGGTTTTGTGATCGTGGCGGGCAGTTTTGTGTCCGGGGCGGGGTTATTTGTGATCGTCGGGGCTTGTTTCGTGATCGGCGGGCGGGTTGCCGGTCAAGGACGGCGGCAGGCCGTTTTCATCCAGCGGGCCGGTGTATTCTGTGAGGTCAATCAAGGTAACTTCCGGCGGCGGGGGTATGAGCTTATAATACTTGCCGTTTTCGTAGTGCAGATCGGTCACGCCGTCATACCACGCAATATCCCCGTGTTGGGCTTGGGCGGCCTCCATGCTTTGCTGTGCCTGCGCTTCGGTCAGGCCGTCGAACAGCAGGCGGGCACCGTCGGCAAACTGGGCCACAAGGCGGTACGGCGGATAAACGGCCATGTTTTCGTTGTTCATGCGTTGCACCCTTTCGTTTTGTATTTTGCGTTGGGTCTATTATACCACGCAATGCCCCGGCGGTGAACCGGGGCGGCGCGGCGTTTTGTGTTTTGGGGTTGTTATCCGGGGCACAATTTACAGGCCAAGCACCCGGCGGGCGGCGTATTCGGCATTTTGTGTTAGCTGGCGCTGCCATGCTTTGTTGCGGGGCGACCAGCGGAAACCGTTGGATTTGAGCGCGTCGCGGGTGTCTGCGTCGGGGATTTCGTCAAACAGGATTTGCAGGCGGTTTTCTTCGGCGTTGCGCACGATCTCGCCGCCGTCAAATTTCGTGGTGTTGTCGGGCTGCTGGGCGGCGGCTTGCAGTTTGTCCAGATCGGCAAGGCGGGCTTGTACGCGCTTGATCTTGCCGCGCAGGCTGGACAGCTCAAAATCCCCGTAGGGCTTGCCGTACAGTTTGATGGAAAAGGCTTCGGGGTCGGTGATCGCGTCGGCCTGTTCGTCGGTCAGGCTGGCATAGCCGCGCAGGGTTTTGTGCTTGCGGTAGTAGGCATTGGCGGCCTTGCAATAATCAAGGGCGTTTTGTTCCTGCTGCAGGCGGTCTTGGAGCAGTTCGCGGGCGTGGGGGTCGGTCAGGTCTACCGCGCCGGTGCCCACGCTGCGGATTTTGTCAAGGATAGTGTCAATCTCCTTGTACTCCTGCCAAAGAGATTCGCGGCGGGCGTTCTGCTTTTGCTTTTTGTGTACCGGGAAGTTGCTGCCGCCGCAAACGAGGATGGAGGGGCAGGCCGATTCGTTGCGGTAATAGGCGTTGTAGTAGTCGGCAAGGCGGCGGGCATAGCGGTCAAGCAGGGCGTCCAGTTTGTCGTGATAGTAGGGGCTGATCTTGGCTTTTCGTGCCTGTACCAGCGCGGCGGCCTTGTCCACGGCGGCGCGGTATTCTTCCGTAGCGCTGCCGGGGCGGTAGTCGCTCATAGAATTAACATCGTTCGCACGGCGGGCGGTTTGTTCGTTGATTTCGTAGTATTGCATTTTGTGTACCTCCTGTTTTGTGTTTTGGGTAATGGGGACGGGCCGTTTTACAACTGACCCGGCGCGGCGTTGTGCCGCTGGGGGCTGCCGTGTGGTCTTATGCCCGGCGGCGGTGCCCATTGCGCAGGGCTGGCGGGGCTTGTTTTTGTGGTGATAAGCTGCCCGTAAACCGTGCCGGGGCCGCCCGGCGGCGGGTACAATCTGTTTTGTGGGGAGGTGTACCGGCTCCCGTTGGACTTATGCCGGCACCCCGGCGGGCTGGCGGCCATTGTTGGCGATGGGTGCGCGTTGAAAAATTGTGCCGGGCTTGTGATCGTGTTTGTTACCCATGAGCGCCCACCCCTTGCAGGGTGGCCGGGCTTGCACCGGCGGCGCGGGTGGCGTCGGCCTTGCGGGTCAATCAAGGCAGGTTTCGTGCTTGATTTTGTACTGCGCTTTGATCTTGTCATAGGCGCGGAGCGTGACCATGTAGGTGCTGTGTTCTGCGTCGTAGGTAATGCCGCGCCCGTGGAGCGGGGGCAGGCCGTCGCGCAGGGGGCGCAGAAAGTAGTGCTTGCCATAGTAGGCAAGATCGGCGGAGTAGTCGCAGCCCGTGGGGGCCTGCTGCATTTCGTAGCAGTAGGAATACTCGCCGGGGGCGGTGGCCTGTACGGCGGGGGCCTTGGCGGCCTCCAATGCGTCATAATCGGGGGCGTAGCCGTAAACCTCGCCGGTGCTGGGGTCGTAGCGGGAAACGGAAAAATCCGGGATGAAAAGCGCCGTGTTTGCGCCGATCTGCTGGGAGTAGCCACCGGGAACCGGGGCAAAGGTGCCGGGAATTTTGCGTTCTGTTGCTGCCATTGTGAAAGCCTCCTGTTTTGTGCTGTGTTTTGTGTGGGCGGTTTTGTGTACCCATGAGCGCCCGCCCCATGTGGGGCGGCTGGGCTTGCACCAGCGGCGGCGGGAGCCGTCGGCCTTGCGGGTTGTGTGGGTCAGTCAGAGATACAAAGCATATAGCCGCGCTTGGCGCAGATGATCGAAAGCCGGTTAAACTCCATGTAGCGGCGGAGGGTGTCAGGGTTGCGGGTGTCGGCCAGTTCTGCCCGGTGGCGCTGCATATAGCGGCGCTGCGTGGCAAGCTCTTTTTGTGCTTGACGGTCAGACAGACGGAAAAGCGTGTAAGTGGTCATAGTGTGCGGCCTCCTGTTTTGTGTTGTGTGTGGGTGATCTTGTACCCATGAGCGCCCGCCCCGTGTGGGGGCGGCTGGGCTTGCACCAGCGGCGCGTTGTGCGTCGGCCTTGCGGGTTGTGTGGGTTAGAACATGGAAATTTGCTCACATTCTGCGGCGGGCTGTGCCGGGGCGGGAGCTGCGGCGGCCTGCTGTGCCGCCTTGCGGGCCTTGCGTTCGTCGGCCAGCTTTTTGTTATAGGCGGCGATCTCCTCCGGGGTCTTGGCCTTGGGGGCGTCGTCCTGCCCGGCGGGCTTGACCTGATCGCGGGTGAACAAGTGCGCCTTGGCCATGTAATAATGCGGGTCGGGGGCGTCGGCGTCGGGGCC